TGCGTATGGGCTTACGCAGATTCTAGTTTATGGCAAGATCTTTCAAGACATTCGCCCCTCCAAAGAAAAGTTTAAAGGCTTCTTCCACTGCCCGATGTGCGTTGGGTTCTGGTCGGGCTCCTTTTTGTTTGGAATAAATGGTTTCACAGAACTATTTACCTTTGACTATAATCTAGCCAATTTTTTTATTTTGAGCTGGTTATCGTCGGGGACCAGTTACCTGCTAGATCAGTTTATGGGTGACTTTGGCTTTAGACTGGAGGTCAAAAAAGATGATTAGGTACATGCTACGATCTGTCCGACGATGCAAGTCGGGTTGTATAATCGCGCCACGGCGAGCGTGGCTTGAGGAAAACAAATGAGTAACGAAAATAAATATCTTATCCGAGAATACTTTGAACTTTGCGAGGGTGGAAAGTGTCAAGATTTTCTTACCGAAGATGAGAAGAAACGTGTCAACTCTGGCACCGTAATCTTGACAGGCAAGTTGCAAGAAGCCAATGTTCGCAATGGCAATGGAAGAACCTATCCTAAAATAATCTTGGAGAGAGAAATAAAGAAATATCAAAAGATGGTCGAGGAACGCCGAGCAATGGGGGAACTTGATCATCCTGATAGTTCAGTTGTGAATTTACAAAATGTATCTCACTTGATTACAGACATCTGGTGGGATGGAAATGATGTTATGGGCAAACTAGAGGTTCTACCCACCCCGTCTGGGGACATTTTAAAGTCTCTTGTCAATTCTGGTGTGAAGATGGGTATCTCTTCGCGAGCCCTTGGTTCAGTGCGTCAACAACACGGACAAACCATTGTTGAAGAAGATCTTCAACTAATTTGTTTTGATATGGTCTCGGAACCTTCAACTCCCAACGCTTTTATGTTGAAGGAACACAAAGATTTACCGACAAAGTATAATAAACTTAATAACCTACTGGATAGTATCATCGACAAATGAAAAAAAGCGAACTGAAAGAAGTGCTCAAACCACTGATTAAAGAGTGTATTAAGGAAGTCATCTTTGAAGAGGGCGTCCTTTCTGGTGTTATTTCTGAAGTAATGAAGGGGACAGCCACCACTCAGGTCGTCGCAGAGGCTAAAGTGGAAGAACAAAAGGCCCAACTCCTCGTAGAACAACAGAAGCATCAAGATGAAGTTAGAAATAAAATTAGAGAAACCAAGGAAAAGATGTTGGAAGCAATTGGAAACGAGACATATAACGGTGTAAACCTTTTTGAGGGCACTGCTCCTCTAAAGTCTGGCGGCAACCCTGCTGCAAAAACTGCCGCACAGTCTCCACTCTCCAAATATGCACCAGACGATCAAGGTGTTGATATTAGCAAGATCTTCTCTTCCAAGTGGAAAGACTTAGTATAGGAAAGCAAATGGCAAAGAAACCAGTTCATGTTGAAGTTTATGTAAGACGCGGTGAAGACGTAGGACGAGCAATCCGTCGCTTCAATAAAAAAGTTAAGAAGTCAGGGATTTTAGACGAATTTCTTGAAAGAAGATTTTTCACAAAACCCTCAGCAGTCAAAAACAAGAGAAATCGTCAACGGAAAAGACTGATTGAGAGAGAAAATCAGGCTCGAAAAGAAGAAGAAAATAACACGTATAGACAAAAGCCGAAGCGCCGGAGGAAATAAATAATGTCAAATATACCAACCCCAGCAATTAAATATCGTTCTGGCCTGTCCAGCGCTGGAGCATATCAAGTTAGTGCAATTCCGTTCCTTAGTGGTAGTTCAGCCACCATCCCAGGAACCAACAGTGCTTCTTGGCAGGTGAGCTTTCCATATATCACCAAATGGATTACCATAGAGAACAAGGGGTCAAACGCCCTGCGGATTGGATTCTCTGATAATGGTGTCCGTGGTATCACAAACGATACACCAAAAGAGAACTATTTTGTACTCGCCGCCCCTGGCGACAATGGTCTTAGTCGTATTACATTGGATCTCAGGGTAAAGGATATTTTCCTTGCCACGGATCACGCGACCCAGACAACAACTGCTCAAATTGTAGCAGGTGTAACAATGATTCCCACTGAGGAGCTAACAGGTGCCCAGAGCAACTGGTCCGGCTCCAGCGGCGTCGGCTAAAATAATTCTTCTTTTATGGACCATTATTACTATTTAAAATGATAAAATATCATTGCAGATAGGAGTTAATTCAATGAGTTCCATGCTTGATCAGGCGATTATTGACGCCCACGCCCTAAAAGAAGCAGCTATGAAAAACGCTGAACAAGAGATTTTAGAAAAATATTCTCAAGATATTAGAGAAGCGGTTGACACGCTTCTTGAGCAGGAAGAAGAGTTAGAGATCGAAGACGAAGTCGAGGTCGAAGATGACGCTGAACCTGAACTGGAAGTGCCTCTAGCCGCCACCGATGGCATACCCCTCTGCCCTTGCCCCGAAGAGGAAGAAGTGATCGAGCTAGACCTCGATCAGATTCTAAAGCGAGCTGACGACGAGGAAGCTGAAGAGGGTGAGATGACAGATCGAGAAGACTTTGTCGCAGAGATGGCCGATGAGGCCGAACTGCGCGGTCTAGACGCTGCCATCGCCAACAACGCCGAAGAGATCCAAGGTGAAGAGGAAGAAGAAGAGGAGGACGAACAACTCGATGAGGAAATCGACCTCGATGAATCCGACCTTAAAGACCTTGTAGAAGAACTTAAATTTGAATACGAACCCAAGCCGGGTGGTTGGGCAAGCGGCACCCCTGTTCAAGAGCTTGAGCAGGAGCAGTTTGTGCAAGACTTCAAGGCTGAGTTAGAAGAGTCTGAAGAAGAGAAGAAAGAACTACAAGAGAGTTTTGAAAATCTTACAGAAGAAAACCAGAAGTTCAGAAGAATTATCCTTCAACTGAAGGACAAACTTGATGAAGTATCCGTCTCCAACGCGAGACTTTTATATACTAACCGTGTATTGGAAAATCCCTCCCTGAATGAGCGACAAAAAACTAAACTTGTCGAAACGATTTCTAAGGCACAAACTATTGAGAAGGCAAAGATGATTTATGAAGCCCTTCAAAGTGCGGTGGATGGAACCTCAACCAAGGTTGAGAAGCCTGAATCACTGAACGAAGTTGTCTCCAAACAATCAACAATGCTATTTTCAAGCCGACGTGATGAAAATAAACAATCTAATCACGTTCTAGATCGTATGCAGCGTTTAGCTGGAATTAAAAATTCTTAGGAGGAAAAAAGAAAAATGTCTGTTCTAGAAAAACTAACAGAAGGTATTGTTAACCGTGACCTCCAGAAAGAAGGTGATGCTCTCCTCAATAAGTGGGAAGCTACCGGACTTCTAGAGGGCCTCGGTAACGGTAACTCAAAGAGCGGTATGGCCGTTCTACTAGAAAACCAAGCCAAGGAGCTTCTTCGTGAAGCCTCTTCCATGGCCGCTGGTGACGTTGAAGGTTTCGCAGCAGTTGCGTTCCCTATCGTACGTCGTGTCTTTGGTGGGCTAATCGCCAACCAACTCGTGTCCGTTCAGCCGATGAGCCTCCCCAGTGGACTCATCTTTTTCCTAGACTTCACCTACACTGATACCCGCGCTGGTCTCACTGCTGGTGAATCCGTCTACGGTGGTGGAGTTGTCGCCAACCAGCTAACTGGTGGTGTCAGCGATATCACTGAAGAAGGTGGTGGTCTCTATAACCTCCAGTCAGGTTATTCATCACCGACAGGTAGTGCCAACGTTCAGCTTGTTGCTGTTTCTGGCCTTACCGAGACAGTCGTTAGCTCACTAACTGATGCCCAGAAGAAACTTATCCGTTTCGATCCAGACATCCTGGCTAACACTACTGCCGCAGTTGTTCAGTTTACCTTTGCAATCTCCGGCGCAGCTGACATTAATCGTGATCAGCTAACCAGTCTCGATCTCACCCTAGCTGGTGACGATACTGTTGTTCGTCGTTTGACCTCAACTGATGGTACAAACATCACTGTTACAATCCTCGCTGATGACGGTAACACCACCGCCGTAGCAACCGAAATCAAGGCTTGCGAGTATGCTACCTCTGATAACTTCAACACTGGCGTTGCCATTGGTTCAGTTATTGGTGCAGATCCCTGGGGTCTTGAAGGTGCCGGCAACAACGGTGCTGACTTCGACGGTCAGGCCAAAAACAGCATGCCCGAGATTGACATCAAGGTCAACAGTGTTGCTGTAACCGCCATCACCAAGAAGCTAAAAGCTAAGTGGACTCCCGAGCTTGCTCAGGATCTCAATGCTTACCACAACATGGATGCCGAAGTCGAGCTTACAAGCATCCTCTCAGAGCAGATCGCTCTAGAGATCGACAACGAAATCCTTAACGACCTCGTAGAAGGTGCCACAGCTGCAACTTACTACTGGTCACGTCGCCCCGGTCGTTTCGTAGACCGCGGTACAGGTGCCGATATCAGCACCCAGGCAAACGAGTCACTACTCGGTGCCGACTTCACCGGAACCGTTTCCGAGTGGTACGAGACTCTCATTGAGACAATCAATGACGTGTCAGCTCGCATCCACTTGAAGACACTCCGTGGTGGTGCTAACTTCCTCGTTTGTGGTCCTGAGACTGCAAACCTTCTTGAGTTCACCGCTGGCTTCCGTGCTGCTGTAACCGCAGACGCTGAGGTTGGTCAGGCTGGTGCTGTCAAGATCGGTGCCATCAGCAAGAAGTGGGATGTCTACGTTGACCCCTACTTCCCGCGTAACGTCGTTCTAGTTGGCCGTAAGGGTAGCTCTTTCCTAGAGAGTGGCTACGTTTACGCTCCGTACGTACCTCTCCAGGTAACCCCGACTATCTTCGGTGTCGAGGACTTCGTGCCCCGCAAGGGCGTGATGACTCGCTACGCTAAGAAGATGGTTCGTCCGGACGCTTACGGTCTAGTTGTCATCAAGGACTTCCTTGGATAAGATAACTGCGTAGTCTAAAAAAAGCCCCCGTGCCTTTGGCGCGGGGGTTTTTGTTTATGCACAACTATTTAAGTTGTACCAAAGGAGGTCCCGTGAATGGCAGTCCCCACACTAACACCAAAAAGTCAGACAAGCGCAATTGTGCTGCCTGTAACCGGAACTCACGCCAACGTTAATTCTACATCTAATCCGCTACCATTTGGAGTATATACTGGAGCCGGAGGCTCCCAGACCTCCACAGACTTTGTATCAGGTGCCGTCGATCAGGTCGCCTATGTTTATAAGAAGCTTGGTGGCGATATACTAGATATTGAATTAACAGAGTATCAAGTATATGCGGCGTACGAGGAAGCGGTTTTAGAATATTCTTATATTATCAATGTTCACCAAGCTAAGAATGTGCTTGCTGATACATTAGGTGCTACTACTGGAACTTTTGATCATGATGGTGAAGTCAAATCTGGCCCATCAAATGTCGCAACTAAGTTTCCACGATTTAACTTTGCATACTCTAAGCGAGTTTCTGACGGCGCAGCATCTGAGGCAGCAGTCGGAGGTAATAGAACTTACTATTCGGCAAGTTTCGCCACAACAGCCAGTGTTCAAGACTATGATCTACAAAACATAGTTAGTTCATCAGCGGCCAGCGATCCATCAAGTTCCTTTTATGGTTTGGTTGGAGGTAAGAAGGTCACAATTAGAAAGGTGTTTTATAAGTCACCTTATGTTATGTGGCGCTTTTTTGGTTACTATGGCGGCCTAAGTGTTGTTGGTAACCTTCACAATTATGGTCAGTGGAGCGATGATTCAACTTTTGAACTCGTGCCGGCATGGCAGAACAAAGCACAGGCTATGGCTTTTGACGATTCTGTTTACACGCGCATATCTCACTACTCTTATGAGATTCGCAACAACAAGTTAAGACTTTACCCAGAGATAACAACAGCTGGTCCTGATAGGATTTGGTTTGAGTTTACAGTGGCAGAGGACCCCTGGGATCAAGATGCAGATATGGATAATGGAACCGAGGGTGTGAACAACATGAACACCGTTCCATTTGCGAATATCCCCTATGCAAATATTAATAGTATTGGCAAGCAGTGGATTAGAAGGTTCTGTCTGGCTCTTAGTAAAGAGATGCTCGGTCAGGTCCGAGGTAAGTTTAGCACGATACCGATTCCAGGCGAATCGGTCACTTTAAATCACGCAGACCTTCTTTCTCAAGCGCAAACAGAGAAGGAAGCCTTGAGAGAAGAGTTAAAAACAGTTCTTGATGAGCTTACTTATGCTAAGTTGGCTGAGCAAGATGCTGCAAAATTAGAAGCTGCCAATAAAACACAGCAGCAAATTCCTGTAAGTATTTTTGTAGGGTAATTTAAATGAGCAACGATTGGTCACAACCTGAACAGCCACCCCCTCCAATGTTTTTGGGGGAAAAAGAAAGAAATCTGGTTAAACAGGTTAATGACGAGCTTATAGAGCGAGTTATTGGACAGCAAGTTGTTTATTATCCTATAAGTCTTGAACATACAAAGTTTCACAACATCTACGGCGAAGCGATAAAGAAAACATTCCTACCTCCAGTTAGAGTTTACGCATTGGTGGAGTGGGAAGGCATTGAGACCAAAGCAGACACCAGTTATGGTTTGGACAAGATGTCGGAAATTACAGTACACTTCCACAAGAGAAGGCTCACCGAGGATCAAGACCTGTTTGTTCGGGAGGGAGACTTCGTTCTTTATGGCAATATTCATTACGAGATTGTCACTCTCAGCGAGCCAAGACAACTCTTTGGTCAGATTGATCACAGAATTGAAATTTCTGCTAAATGCGTAAGAGCAAGGAAGGGAACATTCGATGCCACTTAGTAAAGACGCTCCAGCACCCAAGGTTGAAGAAGAGATCTTCATGCCCTCTACTATTGAGAACATCGATGGTGCTCTTCTAGATTATCTCGATGAGTTGAAAATATTCTGTACCACCAACGAAGGTTGGAAACAGGCTCCTATTATCTGGACCTCAGCCGAAAGGTCTTTTCAGATCAAGAACAATAAGGATCTGCGAGACGACAACGGAATGTTGATAAAGCCAATTATTACTATTGAGCGCACCAATATTGCGAAGGACCTAAATAAAAAAGGTAAGATATATGCAGCCATCCCCAATGTTCCCGACGCAAAGGGCGGCGCAATTACTATTGCTCGACAGATTAATCAAGATAAGACTTCCAACTTTGCCAATGCTGATGCAGAGAGAATACATAGACAAAAGACTTTTAAGACCCCACCGTCAAAAAAGGTGGTTTATGAGACAATTACAGTTCCGATTCCAGTCAACATAGAGTTGACCTATAACATTACCTTGTATGCTGAATATCAACAGCAAATGAATGAGATGACTGTGCCATTCATCACCAAACCCGGTGGCGTAAACTTGGTAATCATTCATAAAAATCGCCACAGGTATGAAGCGTTTATACAATCCGACTTCTCCCAGAACAACAACCTCTCTAGCTTGTCCTCCGAGGAAAGAAAGTTCGAGACAAAAATTGAGGTAAGAGTTATTGGCTACTTGATTGGTCAAGATGAAAATCAAGAGCAACCCAAGATTGTCAGGAGGCAAAACGCTGTCGAAGTTAAGATCCCCCGAGAACGTGTAATAGTTGGCGATGTGAATGAATTTATTAAGAACGGGTTTTACCGAGAGTAAATAATTCTTTTTGGAAATCTTACAACTATTTACAAAGACAAAAATGTTTTTTGAAAGGAGACCTTTGTAATGTCCGAAAGAAAGTTTAAGTTTGTTTCTCCTGGTGTTGAAATCAGAGAAATCGATAAAAGTCAAGTAGGTATCACCCCTGGTGCACGTGGACCGCTTGTTATTGGCCGCACAGAACGCGGACCAGCTATGCGCCCGACAATCATACAAACCTTTAATGAGTTTGTGCAAACATTCGGTGCCCCGATTCCTGGTGGACGCTCTGGAGATATCTGGAGAGCTGGAAATTATTCCTCTCCCACGTATGCAAGTTACGCGGCCCAGGCTTACCTAAGAAACAATGGTCCTGTGACTGTTGTTCGCCTAATTGGAACAAAGCATGTGAATGCCACGGTGGCAGGGGGAATTCCTGGCTGGCGTTTTGCCAACTATGCCGGAGGAGGCGGAGCCCAGGGCCTATTCCTGTTCGACTCAGGGTCCTCACTACATTCTCTGTCTGGAACCCTGGCAGCTGTTTTCTATTTTAACGATGAAGACTCTGGAATTAAGCTTAGTGGTGTACAACTTGGAGCCGGCGCTATGGCAGGGGCAGTGACATCACAGGGTAAGGCAGTGGCCAGCACCGGCGACAGTTATGAATTTAAGGGTCAGATGTACGGCAGTAACACCGATACAGTAACCTTCAACTTTGATAAGGACTCAGATAGGTTCATCCGCAAGGTGTTTAATACCAATCCTACATTGGTAAACACCACCACCAATGCATCTGCAAACCAAGAAATTTTCTTCTTGGGTGAAACATACGAAGGGGTTATCTCCCAGGTGTTGAATAGCAGTAGCGCTGGCAAGGTCATGGGTGCCGTACTACCCTTGAGAACACCAGCAGGAGCAACAGTAGCAGCCTATGGTTCTGACCACAAGAGAGACAGCGCCTACGCTAAGAGTGGGTGGATTATTCCTCAGGACACTAATGCAGACTATGCCACTTTTGATGCCCGCGTCGAAAACTTCACAAAACTATTCAGGTTTGAAAGTCTTGAGAAGGGCGAATGGGCAGCAAGGAATCTAAAAATTTCCATTGAAGACCTTGCATTCTCAAACAACAAGTTTGAGGACTATGGAACTTTCACAGTAAAAATTAGAAGTGCTCAAGACAACGACGGCGAGCCGGTTGTTCTAGAGTCTTTTGAGAATCTAAACTTGAATCCCGAATCTTCCAACTACATCGCCCGTCAGATTGGTGACAAGTATGTTGCTTGGGATCAAGAGTCGGCTATGAATCGCGAATACGGACAGTATGACAATATGTCAAAGTTTATTCGCATTGAGATCGGTGCTACCATTGAAGATGGAGGGGCAGCAGGTCTCTTGCCCGCAGGTTTCTTCGGACCTCCAAGGTTCAACACCTTCCACGCTATCTCTGGTGCAATGTCACCAATTCAAAATAATAACGTAAGTGCATATGCCCAGACGTTGGCCACTGCTTCTTTCGGTGATGGTGGACGCGGACTAGACAGCATGATTGATTGTGCTCACGGTTATCTACTGACAGCAAGTATTGCATTCCCGAAGATGAAGCTTAGAAGCACTTCTGATGATGCAGTCCTCGCTCGACCGACCGATGCTTGCTTCGGAGTTGATACCCGTCGTAACTCTCCTAACGGACGAGTATTCGACCCTACTTACTATGATCTAGTTCGCAGCAAGCCTGCCAACGTTGATAGTTTTGCATCAAGCTCCATAGCGCCTGCATCCTTCATCTTCTCGATGGATGATATTTCAGCGTCATTCAGTGGATCTAACGACTACAACATCCAGGGGGTATATGCTCAAGGGTATCGCCGCCAGGGTCTCTCTGTGACGGCCACTGGTATCTCTGATTCCTATAAGGGCACCTCCGCACAGACCGGTAGTTACAAGACCCTCTTGGATATTGGTTATAACAAATTTACATTACCCTTGTTTGGTGGCTTTGACGGGTTTGATGTTACAGAGCGCGACCCGCTCCGCAACACCCTGATTGGCACCAGTGATACAGAGGTTACCAACTTTGTTGTTAACACTTATCAGCAAGGTATTGATATGGGAGCAGAACAAGGTGGTCTAGACATCAACTTGGCAACTGTTCCAGGTCTAACCAACACAACCCTCACTGAGAGGTTGATTGATAACAGTGAAACTCGTGGTGATGTTCTTGCAATCATCGACCTTGAGAACGATTATCGCCCAAGGTACGATAGAACATCAACAACTGGCTTCGGAGAGACCGCTAACATTGGTAATGTAACCAACGCTGTGAACTCTCTAAAAGACAGAAACCTAAATTCCAGCTACGGCTGTGCTTATTACCCTTGGATTCTTGCAAGGGATACAACCACCACAGGTCAGAACGTATGGCTACCGCCTTCAGTTGTGGCTCTAGGTGTAATGGGTAACAGCGAGACCAATGGTGAGCTTTGGTTTGCCCCCGCAGGATTTACCCGCGGCGGACTTTCTGAGGGTATGTCTGGTCTAAATGTGATTAGTGCACGCCAGAAACTTTCTTCAAAGGAACGGGATGCGCTTTATGAGCAGAACATCAATCCGATTTCTTCTTTCCCGGCAGAGGGCCTTGTTATCTTCGGTCAGAAGACCCTACAAGTAACTCCGTCAGCATTGGATAGGATTAACGTACGACGTTTGCTAATTTTCCTTAAGAAGGAAATCTCATTCGCTGCATCAAGAATTCTATTCGACCAGAACGTTCCGGCAACTTGGGCACGGTTTATCGCCAAAGTCCAACCTCTACTAGAGAGTGTCCAGACACGATTCGGTCTAACAGACTTCAAACTAGTGCTCGATGAAACTACAACAACCCCTGAGTTGGTTGATAGAAACATCATGTATGCAAAGATCTTCTTGAAGCCCGCGCGCTCCATTGAGTACATTGCTCTTGATTTTGTGATTACCTCAACAGGAGCGTCTTTTGAGGAATAATTTGAAGCCTCAACTATTTAAGTTGAAGGCGCTTTAGGAGGAACTTTTATAAATGGCAGACACAGATTTAAGAAGTTTTTGGAACGCACCCACCTCAGACCCGAAACGTAAATTTCGATGGTTTGTGACAATTACACCAGACCGAGGCGGCGGTGAAACACTTTGGGTTGCTGCAAAAACTATTGATAAACCATCATTTGAAATTGAGAATACACAACACCAGTTCATTAACCACCAGTTTAACTTTCCTGGCCGCGTAAAGTGGAATGGGATCAAAGCGACATTCGTTGATCTCGCCAGTTCAACTGACGGTGGTTTGGATGTCGGCTCGGTCTTTTACAGTATGCTTGAGGGATCTGGTTATGAGTTCCCCAAAGGC